ATACGCCGCTTTGATCCTCCGCCCGGCGTCGACGGCCTCCTCGTAATTAAATTTCTTGCCCATATTACACCGCCCTTTTCGGTTTGTGGGGCTCCCGCCCCGTTTCAGTTTTGTCCCGTTTCCTTTGCTCCCTTATCACTTCCGACACAGACCAATCTCTTAGCGGTATCCCCGGACAGTCACGCAGTAAAACCTCAAAAACACGCACAATGCCGCCCCCTCTTATATAGACGGTACAGGCGTCACCGCCGGGGCCGATGATTTTGTACTCACGCCTGCGTTCCATCTCGGATTCGTCCCGTCCCGTTTCGGTTTCGTCACGTCCCGTTTCGGATTCGTCCCGTCCCGTTTCGGCTTCGTCCCGTCCCGTCTCAGGTTCGTCCCGTCCCGTTCCGGTTTCGTCCCGTCCCCTTTGCGCCATCAGCGCCTCCGAGAAGCGCGCATCTTCCGCCAACCGCGCGGCCAACATGTCAGCAAGGCGCGTCTGCGCCCCCACAAGCGCCCACAAGCGTTTACGGAGATCCGCGTTTTCCCGTTCAAGCGCCGCACCCCGGTCGCAAGCCATTTTTATAAGAATTCTGGCCTGTTCTGTTTCCCACGTCTCCATGCCGTGCCACCTTTCGATAAAAGTTAAGACGCGGAGCGTCCGCCCCGCGCCGGTTTCGTCCCGTTTCGGTTTCGTCCCGTTCCGGTTTCGTCCCGTTCCGGTTTAAAACAGCGGGGCCTCCTCCTCTTCCTCGCCGCCCTTGTTTTTCGTCCGCGACTTCTCGAACGCGCCGACAAGGCCCCAATTGGCGTTGATCTCCATCGCCGCCGTCAGCGCGGACAGCAAGGCGGAAGGGAGCGACGGCTTACCCTTCCCGTAGTACGGGTATTCGCGGAGCGTGCCCTTCGTCTCGTCGGGCAGTTCGTCATACGTCTCCGCCGCTTCCTTCACCAACCGGATGATTTTTAACATCCGTCCGTCCTGAATCGTGTAATTCAATTCTTTTCTTACGTCCATAATACCCTCACCTTCTTGTTGTGGCGCGGGTAATCCCCGCGCCCGTTTCAGATTCGTCCCGTTCCCGTTTTGGATTCGTTACGAAAAACGGAGAAGGGCCTGCGCCCTTCCCTTTCCAGTTTACTTACCTATCGGCACCCTTACCGTCTTAAGGTAGTAGCTGCCGCCGCCATTTTCCCGGTACTCTTTCAGGCCCTGCCGCGCCTCCGCGCGCGTGTCGTACCGGCTTTCTTCCTCTTCCCCATATCCGTAATTAGATATGAGCGCAAACTCGTCCCTCGTCTTACGTACGTAGGCCATTTTTAATTCCCTCCTGTTAAACGGTTAAACTTCTCTTTAATCTCCGCCGCGATCTCCGCGCCGGTTTCCAACACCGCCGCGCGCGCGCCATCGGACAACGCGCGGCAGCGTTCGCCGTCGTTCGTCTCCCAGCACACGCCGGCGTTTTCGTCGTCGATAACAATTTCAACATTAAAGCCCCCTGGCGCGTTACTGCCAACGATCCACACCCGCGCGCCCGTTATCTCGCCGTCGCTACCCTCGGCGAAGTCCCAATCAAGCGCCCCGCGAACGTAGCCATACATTGACAACGGCGCCATCGTGCCCTTGCCACTGTCTCCGGCGCACGCGTAGCCGGACAAGTCCCCGCCGGTCACGACGGGCCCGCCCGTAGAACACCGCCAACCGCGCCCCGCCGCGACCGCCTCCACGTCATTAACAACCGCGGCAACCGTGCGCGAGGCGTTCGTAGTCTCGCGCGCCTCGTCGCGGGCTTTGGCGTCGAGCGCGAAACCCGCGCCCAACACCGTGATCACTGCCGCCACCGCCAAACCCGCGAAGTCTTTTTTTACCCTGTTCATACTACTCTACCTTTCTTGTCGACAAGTCGGCTGTTATTTTTTGCTTGCCAGTTTTCTTGTATGCGGCGTACTCCGCTCTGCACGCGTCGCACGCCTCCCCGGTTACTGCGTCGCAATCTGCGCAAACTTCGCCCATCTCGTCCCCGACTTCGACCTGCGCGCCGCAGCCGTCGCACACGCCGCTGCTATCTACCCACCCGACGCGGCACTGGTCGCACCACCCTACGTCTTTATCGTCGTCGAAAGTCAGGCCCCCGCCAACGTCGTAGTACCCGGGCCACGAATACCTCCCGTAGTACGGCGTCGTGTAACGGGTTGCGATGGCGTCAGGATCAACTTCCAGCGCAAGTTCTTCCGCCGCGATACAGTACCGTATTAACGCGCGATAATCGGGGATCAGGTCAGCGAGGACGCGCGTATCCAGATACTCGTCATGCAGGTGAAAGTTCGCGCCGCCGAAGCACAAATTGACGCACGGCACGTTGTGGGCGTCGGACAACAACCGGCACGTAGAATATGTACCCCGCCGCCGGTAAATGCCGCGCGCGCGCAGAAAGTTCTCGACCTGCGCGTTGTAGTAGCCGTAATCGACGTACTCGTTCACGCCCGCACGGTCGAAGGACATAAAGACTTTCGGCTGCTTCAACATCGGCACTTCGTTTTCAAACACAAGGTCGCCGGTCTCCTCGTCCGGCGAAAGCAAATACCCGCAATCGGGAAACTCGCCCATCATCTGCCGGATAACAAACAGGCCGGCGCGGTCGTCGGCGCCCAAGCCGACGCCGGGCGCCGTCCAGACCCCCCTACGCGAGGTAATCTCGCCGTCTACCGGTTCGCGGCGGTGTACCGTGTCCGTATGCCCGACAAAGTAAATGCCGTTTGCGCTCTGCTTATACCGGACGCCGTCAAAAACTGTCTGAACAAGCGCGTCCGCCGAATTTGTGAAAAACTCTTTTGTTATCTTAATTTTCCTGTTCATGCTGCCACCCCGCTTTCTTCGTTAGCTTCGTTTTGCGCTTCCGTCTCGGCAGTCAGCGTGTCGTTGCGCCGGGCGCAGTCGACACCGCAATATCCGCCGTCCACGGCCGCGTCACCGTCGTTAACCGCGTACCAGTCGCCGCAGCCTACGCAGCGCGCAAAACCGGCTTCTTCGGCACAATCCTTGCCGCAAAAGGCGTTTTCGCCTATCACAATCACGGCGTCATTCGCTGCCCAACCCCCGCAAACCGCACACTTAACAAGGCCCGCACGCGTCGCGCAGCGCTCTTCACAATAAAATTCGTCGTTTACAGCGATCGCCTCGTCAATCCCTACCCAATCCCCGCAGCGTGAGCACACCACCCACCCACAGTTATGTGCGCAATCGCGGTCACACCAGATTTGACCGTCCGGCCCCCACACACGCTCATCTTCAAGTACTTCACGACCGCAGCACTCGCAGCGCAGTTCTGCCTCGTCCCAAAGCATTTCATACTTTATTTCTCTGCGATCGCGGGCCTCGCGGTAGTACGCCCGCTCGTCTTCGTAGCATTTAAACGTGTCCTGATACGCGGCCATCGCGTCATCTTCGCAGTTGGGTTTCAGTTTAATGTAGGGATCACAGGCGTCAACGTCCGCAATCTCCCACGCTGACGTCGAGTCCCCCGCGCCGCCGTTTCCGCGCACGCCGATTACATTATTCACTGCGCGCTTAATCTGCTCAACAAGCGCGTCCCCTAACGCGTCCGTAACGGCATACCGGCGGTCGATAAACTCACCGATATACTCGCTGTCTCTGTCGTGGTCTGAATACACGCGGCGCACAAGGCAGCGCGCCAGAACTTCACCGGTGGCTGTGTGAAGCATAGCGACGCGCAACTCGTCAATGTTGGCCAGATGGTCTTCCAACATTCTGCTATAGCCCCCGTCGCCATTACGCAGTTCGGGCGACGGCGTCGCGTTTCCGCCCGCCATGCAGCTATGCGCGAGTGAGCCCCAATTACGATACGCGTAGATAAGCCTCTCGCGATCCCCCGATTCTGAGAGAAAAAACTGAACGGGAGTATTCGCCGCTGCAAACGCTTCCGCAAACGCCGCGACGCTACTGTCTGACACGTCTTCACCTGCCAATTTTGCAATGAGCCGGTAGGCTTTGCCGGCCTTAGCCGCGATTTCGCGGAAACGCCCGTCGGGCGCGGCTACCAACCGGGTAATCTGGCCGGGGAACTTGGTCGACGGGTACATAGCCAGCAACTTTCCCTCCGGTGCAAGGGCCTGACCGGCGGCGAGGCTACCGGTACAAAGCAGGTCGTCCAGTTCCGGCACGGCCAAACACACTGGCGTGTCGTCGCCCAACACCTTAAACACCGACGCCAAAGCGTTAAACTCGGCGGTGCTATGCAGTTTGTGCGCTGCAGTCAGCGCGCGCGCGTGATCCGCGGTTATACAGTGCCGGCAGACGACACCGTTAATAATGCTGCTGCTTCTCTGCGCGGCCACACGCGCCGACTTGCGCATGTGCGCGTCCCTTTCCTTATATGAGTATTTCATGGCTGCGCCTCCTCATTCCACGACACTGTCAAACCGACGCCGGATTCCACGCACGTCTTGAAACCGGCACGCTCAAGCGGTTTCTGCAGACGGCTTATGAGGTAGTCCAAGCCGCCCGCTTCGTCGAGCGTGACGCCAGCCCTGTTGACGGTCTCGATAATAGAACCGAACAGAATAGTAAGGATATCACGGCCGCCCTGCGCCTGTCTTACGATAGCGCCCTGAATCCTGCGCCGCGTAACGCGCAGAGCCTTATTGACCTCGGCGCGAGTTTCGGGATTAATGATTTTGCTTCTGGTCATACTGAGCCTACCTTTCTTTAAAAGTTTAAATTTAATCTAAACCTTACACTATAAAGATAACATAAAAAAGTATAAAAGTCAATACTTTTTTAAAAATAATTTAAATTTTTTTAAAAAAGTTGAAACTTCTTAACTTCAAGGGCGATTTAGGTGTAAATTTTGCGCGTCGGGGGCTGTGCGTAGCTTCGGCGCGCAAATTTTGCGCGCGGGGGCCGGACGTAAATCCTGCGCGTGCTGAAATCTGCGCGCGTAAATTTTGCGCGTAATTCCCGCGTGCGCGAGTTTTGCGCGTCAAATTCTCAAATGAAGCTTCATTTTCAACTTCAATCGAAGGGTTAAAGTGCCTTAAATCGAGCGGCGCGGGGGCGTAAAATGATTGAATGAAGTTCCCCCTACGGGGAAACTTCATTCATTCAATATCCGCCGCCCTTAGCGGTTTTTCTCGCCTGTCAAGGTAAATTTTAAAACTTGAGGGGTCGCCAGCACTCGCGTAGATTTTGCGCGTCGGGGGCTGCGTGCGTAAATTCTGCGTGCGTAGATTTTGCGTGCGTAAATTTTGCGTGTGTAAATCCTGCGCGTTGCGGCTTCGCGCAAATTTTGCGTGTGGATTTTTGCGCGGGCGGATTTTTGTGCCCGTGAATCTTACGCGGGTAGATTTTGCGCGTTCGAGGGTTGGGGGCGGGGAGTTGTGTGTCTGAATCTTGCGCGGGTAGCTTCTGCGCGTTCGAGGGTTGGGGGGTTGTTCGTTTAAATTTTGCGCGGGTAGCTTCTTTTACTCGCGGATCGTAAAGAAGGACGGGGGGCGGGCGTCAGCGCGACTGGGCGCAAAAATTAAGAGGGTTTTGCGCCGACATTGGGCAGAGAACAAAGGGCGGAAAGCGTGGGGCGGAAACGCAAAGAAAAAAGCGGAAAATGTCTGTTAGCATGGCGTACTTGCACGTGGGGAATACAGCCTCCAAATCCGTGGGTTTCGGTGAGTTGCCCGACTACGAGGCACTTGATATAATCTTTTTTAGCACTCGGTAGTATTCGGTAGTATTCGATTTTGGAAATTTAGAAAAATTTTCGTTTTTCAGAATTTTTTGCGATCTTGGCCTTGCCAAAGTCGCGGTTTCTTCGGTATCTTAGGCTTGTGGGCAAGTGCCCTCGTGTTAATAGCAAAAGGAGAACGGCGGCGATGGCCGACAAAGTTACGAAACCGAAGGGCGTAAAGGGCCCGCACCGTCTTACGGAGCGGCAGCGCGCGTTTGCGGAGATGTACGTTGCGACGGGTAACGCGCGGCGCTCGGCCCTTGCTGCGGGGTATTCGGAGGGCGTCGCGACCAATAGGGCGTCGCAGTTGCTTAAAAAGCCTCGTATACGCGAGTTAATAGACGCGCCGCGCAAAAGGGCGAAAGAGGAAACGATTGCAAGCATAGAGGAAATGCAAAAATACCTTACTACGGTATTGCGCGGGAAGTCCGAAGCGGAGGTTGTGGTCGTGGAGGGGCAGGGGATGGGCGTCTCGCAGGCGCGCAGGTTGCTTAAATCCCCTGACGAAAAGGAAAAAATGAAAGCGGTGGAGCTTCTGGCGCGCATGTTCGGCGCGTTCCTCGACCGCGCGGACATTACGACGGGCGGCGCGCCGGTCGGGCCTGTCATATATCTGCCGGAGAATGGCAAAGGAGCGCAAAAGAAATGACACGAAGCAACTCCCAACGCTCAGGCTTTGCGCGCCGCGCAGTGTGCGCGGGGGCCGTCGCGTGCTTCGTGCTCTGCGCGCAGGGCGTGGCGGCGGGGGACGACGCGCAGGGCGCGGGGCGCTTGGAGCAGGGCACGGCGCGTGTGAGCGAGGGGGTACACCCCGGAATGACGGGGGGAGGGGGGTCGGCGGCGGCGGCGGCAAAGGCCTCTCGGAAATTTTTACGCGCATGTGTATTAAGGGCCGACCCCGCAGAATTTGCAGACATGCGGTTTTTGCGCGCAGAATTTGCAGACCCGCAGAAAATGCAGACGCGCAAAATTTGCATATCAGAGACTTTTACATCCGCAAATTTTGCGGGCGCGCAGAAAATGCGGATTCTACACGCAAATTTTGCGGACGCGCAGAAAATGCAGATTGCGCGCGCAGATTTTGCGGAGGTGCAAAAATTACGTGCCAACAAAAATTTTATACGCGCGCGCGTTTTTGGGGTCGCAGATTTTGCGGACGCGCAAAAAACGCAGATTGCACGGGGAGGCGGTATGCCGGATGACGTACAGAATATAAAACCGCAGATAGGGCCGCAGGAGAAGTTCTGCTCGTCTTCGGCGGACATTGTGATTTACGGAGGGCAGGCGGGGGGCGGGAAGTCTTACGCGCTCTTGCTGGAGGCGTGCCGCAATGTTGACCATCCCGATTATCGGGCGGTGATCTTTCGCCGGACGCATCCGGAGATTGTTGCGGGCGGCGGGTTGTGGGACATGGCGAACCGGCTGTATCCGCTTTTGGGCGGCGTGGGTAAGGACGAGAGCAAGTTCACGTTTCCCAGCGGAGCGCAGATTAAGTTTTCGCACTTGCAGTTAGAGACGGACAAGGGGAAACACTACGGCGCGGCGTATTCGTTCATAGCGTTTGACGAGTTGATAACGTTCACGAGGGGGCAGTTCTTCTTCCTCCTGTCGCGCATGCGCTCGCCGGACGGGTATGACAGGCCCTGCTATCTCAGGGCGACGACAAACCCTGACGCGGATTCGTGGGTGCTGCCTTTGGTGGATTGGTGGATTGATGAGGCGGGGTATCCGATTCCTGAACGGTCGGGGGAGCTGCGGTACTTTACCGTGGAGGATGATCGCGTGATATGGGTGTCGCCGGAGTGGAGAGGGGTGGACGACGTTAAGCCACTGTCTATAACGTATATCCCTGCGTCGGTGGACGACAATCCGGCGATGCTGTCGCGGGACCCGAACTACAAGCGCAACTTGTACGCGCAGGATAAGGTGACGAGGGAACGGCTGCTGTTTGGCAACTGGCGCGTGTCGTACAGCGGCGGGATGTTCGACCCGAACTGGTTTAAGGTTATTGACAAGGCGGACGTGCCTGACGGATTGCGGATGTGCAGGTATTGGGATTTTGCCGCGACGGAAGCGAAAGACGGCAACGACCCTGACTGGACGGCGGGGGCGCTGTGCGGGACGCACGACGGCAACCTTTATATAGTGGACGTGGAGCGGTTCAGGGAGTCTCCCGGGACGACGCTGGGGCGGGTCAAGGCCGCGGCGTTTCGCGACGGGCGCGCGGTAACGGTGGCGTGGGAACAGGAGAAAGGCAGCGCGGGAGCGTTCAACTCCGCGCATCTATCCGGCATGCTGGGCGGATTTGACTACCGGCCTGACCCCGTGTCGGGGGATAAGGTGGAGAGGGCGAGGCCGCTTGCCGCTGCGGCGGAATTCGGGCGCGTGTATTTGGTGAAAGGCGAATGGAACGCGGCGTTTCTGCGGGAGGCGGGGAGTTTTCCGACGAACAAGAGGGATCAGATAGATGCCGTGGACGGGGCGTATAAAATGCTTTGCGTGCTGCGCAAGGTGTGGCCGGAGCTTTCGATGGACGCGGTGCGGAAGTTTTCGATTAACTGGGATGACAGCCGGTCGTTGAA